TCATCTCTTATGAATCTTTTATACGACGCATTGGCAATTTGGCTCATATTAAGACCCAAGGATTTGGCGAGCTTTTGCGCCTCTTCTTTTATCTTCTTATCTATTTTTATATTTAAGACCGTTTTTGTGCTGATTGTTGATGTATTCATCCCGTTTAGAAATTATACTACCCGTACATACATTTCTTTATATAAAGATAAATAATTTTATTAATATTGTAATTTTATCCCATTTTGTAAATTTCTAACGGGATTCATATAACCAAAGTATATACAACGGTTATGCTTTGTCAAACACTTCTTAACATCTTTTTAATATTTGCACGTATAAAAAATAGAACAGGCCCGACACCGCGGCAAGCGCAATCAAGAGGACCGTCCAGTTGAACTCGCTGCTGGTCTCGTTGGCGAGCTCCCGGGCGGCGGCGATGCAGCGCTCCATGCGCTCGACGTCACGGGCGCGGGTGTCGGCCACCGTACGGGCCGCACGTGATGGGCCGGAGCGCGGGTGTTTTTTCATCCATCGCTCAGGTCCTACTTGGCACCACCTTCTCTCCGCTTGAAAACAAAGCGAATAAAACGTATTGACATCGATTATGTTTTGGGCCATGATCGGCGCGTAAGTTTGCTGGCGCTGTTGCGGGAAGCGTCATAGGTCCACAGGTTGCCAAATTCTAACCTGCCCGCCCCCCTTTATGGCCGTTTCACGTTCAGACAGATTTGCTCCGCGAGTGCAGGTCGTCTCACCCGCGGGTGACCACGTCTACCGCGTTCACGCGGAAGAGGCCGCGCGGATGGTGAAAGCCGGCCAGGCAAAGAGGCGCGGTAGTGGTCGCCGTGTTGGCCAGATAGAACTTCTCCATTCGCTGTCCAACGCCCAACGCGGGCCGTCCTCCCCGCCGTCACTTGGGCAGTACCTGGGCCAGCAGTACACGTACCTCGAGGAAATCAAAAATGGCGACGAGGTGGTCGCTCACGTCATGCAGTTGAAGCACATCGATCCGCGCGACCGCGCGATCTTCCTGCTGAGCGTCACGGATTGTATGTCCAGCAGGGCGGCGGCGTGATTGGCGCGGAAACTTTCAGGAGATGAATTATGGGAACTCAAACGGTAGTACCAACGCTGGCCGACGCCATCACGGCGGTCGAGCAGGCCAATACGAACTATCAGTGCGCTGTGGTGCAGACCAGCAACGACCAGGCGGCCGCCGATGCCGCCCAAGCCAAAGCAGATGCAGCCAAGGCTGTTGTGACCAACGATCAAGGCGGCCAGCAGTCGGCGGCGGGCGTGCTGGTGGGCGCGCTGCAATCGCTGGTTGCGGTTGCGAACGCTCAGATCGCTTCGCTGACGCCGCCGGCCCCGCCCGCATGACCTCTGGCTCCCAGGGAGCGTGGCAGTCTTGCCGCAGCGGTCAGCCTGCCACGCACCCGCCCAGCCCATCTCCGGGACCTGCAATCGACCGGCGCCGGCCGCGGGTGGATTTGGTGCGCAGGTTGCCTAGTTAGAGGTGCCAAAAGTGCCTTTACTTCAGCCCTTTACTTCGCTTTACTTCAGCCCCAAGTCGCAGACTCAAAGGTAGATGCGTGACCACCCCGGAAATAACCGCAGCGCTTGGAATTTCGAAGGCGCGGCTTAACGAACTTGCCCGCCAGGGCCGGATTCCGAGGGGCGCCAAGCGTGGGGATTGGGATCTGGCCGCCGTGCGCGCGGCGCTGGGCCGGAACATCGATGCGTTGCACAAGGAACGGCAAGCAGCCGCCGCGGCGCCCACGCCGATCCGCCCCGCCGCGCCCGCGTTCGATCAGCCGCCGCCTCCGGCGATGGACGTTCCGCGCGGGTCGCTGGCCGCCGCCCAACTGGTCAAGGCGCAGGCCGACGCCAAGCGGGCGGCGCTCGAAGTGCGCCGGCTGGAGAAGCGGCTCCTGGATTCGGATGAAGTCTCCGGTGCATGGAGCGGCATGATCGTTGCCGCCAAGGCGAAGCTCCTGGTGCTGGGCGACGAGTTGGCCGACCGCCTGGCCGCGGAGTCCAACCCGGTTGCCTGCCGGGAAATGGTGGACAGGAAGATTCACGAGGCGCTCTCGGACCTCGCGGAGTATCCGGATGCTGCATGACACGCGCACAGCAGGTGCTTTCGGAATGCGCCCGGCTCTGGGCGCCACCGCCCAAGCAGAGCCTTTCAGATTGGGCAGAGGAACACTTCATCCTCAGTTCGGAGTACTCGGCCTCCAGCGGTAGGCTGCAACTCTATCGCTTCCAGCGTGGGATTCTCGATGCGTTTACCGACCCGCACACCCGGGGAATTGTGGTAATGACCGCAACCCAACTCATCAAAACGCTGCTCCAGCAGGTCGCCATCGCGTATGTGATCGCGCGTGCGCCCGGCCCTATCCTGGCGGCGCAACCGACCGAGACGGACGCGGAGACGTTCAGCAAGGAGCGCCTGTCGCCCATGATCCGCGACATGGAATGCCTGCGGACCCGCGTGGCGCCGGAGAAGCGGACCAGCAAGAGCAACACCACCCTCCACAAGGTGTTCCCTGGCGGCTCGTTGTCGCTGATCGGCGCGCAGACCTCGGGCAACTTCGCCAGGCGCGCCATCCGTTACTTCTTCGCCGACGAGTTGGACAAGTGGCCGGTGGCCGTCGGGAGAGAGGGCGACGGCTTCAGCCTCGGCGTGAAGCGCACGGCGACGTTCCGGAGCCTGGCGAAGATCATCCAGACGTGCTCGCCGACCATCGAGGGATCGTCGCAGATCGCCGCGGCCTATGCGGACAGCGATCAGCGGAAGTTCTATGTCCCGTGCCCGCGCTGCGGCGAGGCCCAGGTGCTCTGCTGGGCGCAGGTGCGGTGGGACCCCGCGTCGCCGGCTGCCACGGCGCATTACGAATGCGCGACGTGCGCAGCGCACTGGTCGGACGTTGACCGGTGGAACGCCTGTGAGCGTGGCGAGTGGCGCGCCGGCCTCCCGTTCGCCGGCACCGCCGGCTTCTGGATTTCGGAGCTCTATTCGCCGTGGAAGCGGCTGGGCGACATCGTGGTGGATTTCCTTTCCAAGAAAGACAACCCGGTGGAGTACCAGACCTTCGTAAACACGACGCTGGCCGAGACGTGGAAGCAACAGGGCGAGGCGCCCGACCATGAGAAGCTTATGGCCCGACGCGAAGAGTGTTACCGCCTCGGGCAGGTGCCCGATGGTGTGACCTTCCTGACGTGCGGCGCGGACGTCCAGAAGACCTGGATTGAGGGCTACGTCTGGGGATGGAGTCGTGGGAAGCAGCGATGGCTGATCGACCGCTGGCGCGTCGAGGGCGATCCGTACAACCCGACCGTCTGGCCGCAGGTCACCGAGCGATTGAACTCGATGTACCGGTCGGCCGGAGGGATCGACATGCCCATCGTGATGCTGGCCATCGACAGCGGCCATGCCACCCAGGAGGTATACGCCTGGTGTCGCCAGCAGGGGTCCGGCCGCGTGATGGCGGTGGACGGTCGTCACAATGGCCCGTCTCTGCTGATGACGCCGACGCAGGTGGACGTCACGGTGCGGGGCAAGAAGATCAAGCACGGCGCGAAGTTGTGGCCGGTCAACGTGTCGATGGCGAAGTCGGAACTCTACGGGCAACTCCAGATGGATCGTCCGGAGGAGGGCGAACCGTACCCTGCGGGCTGGGTGCATTTCCCTTCCGACATCGACGAGGAGTTCTTTAAGCAGCTCACCGCGGAGCAGTTGACGGCACACGTCGTCAAAGGCTACCGGAGGTTCGAGTGGGTGAAGATGCGCGAGCGCAACGAGGCGTTGGACTGCGCGAACTACGCGAGGGCCGCGGCGTGCGCCTGCGGGATTGATCGCTTCGGTGCCAATCGCTGGCTCCAGCTCGAGGCGAACGTCCGGGCAACCAGCGGCGCGCCGCCGCCACCGCCACGGGCGCCGGTTGTGCAGCCACCGCCAGAAGAGCAGGCACCGCCCCCGCCGCAACCACAAGTGGCGGCACGGCAACAGGAGCGATACGTCGGACGGTTCAACGTGTCGAACTGGCTGAGCAGATGAGCGCAACCACCACAGCACCCGTCATGCCTCGGCACATCAAGATCTGGCCGACCGCGAAGCTGCGCCCCTACGACCGCAATGCGCGCACCCACTCCGACGAGCAGGTCGCGCAGATCGCAGCCAGCATCCGCGAGTTCGGATTTCTAAATCCGATCCTGGTGGAGGCGGGCGGGGGCGTGATCGCCGGCCACGGGCGCCTGCTGGCGGCGCGGCTGCTGGGCATGGAGGAGGTTCCGGTGGTGGTGCTGAGCCACCTGAGCGACACCCAACGGCGGGCCTACATCATCGCCGACAACAAGCTGGCGATGAATGCCGGGTGGAACCTGGAACTGCTGGCGCAGGAAGTCCGCGACCTCGAGCGGGAGGACTTCGACATTGACCTAATTGGTTTCTCGGAAGCCGAGATGGCCGAGTTGCTGGCCACCGGCGAGGCGCCGGCGCCGGAGGGAGACATCCAGGAAGCAATTCCTGAGGCGCCGGCCAACCCGGTCACGCAGCCTGGCGACGTGTGGGTGATCGGCAGCCACCGGCTCATCTGCGGGGACTGCCGCGACCGTTCGGTCGTCGAGAGATTGATGGGCGGCGCACTGGTCAACGTGTGCATCACGTCGCCGCCGTATGCCAAGCAGCGCGATTATGATCCCTCGAGCGGCTTCCGACCGGTCTCGCCAGAGGAGTATGCCGCCTGGTATCGCGACGTGGCGGCGAACATCGCGGCGGTCCTTGCGGACGACGGCTCCTACTTCCTGAACATCAAGCCGCATGCCGACGACGGCGAAAGAAGTCTGTACGTGATGGACCTGGTTATCGCTCACAAACGCCAGTGGGGTTGGCGATTTGTGGACGAGCTCTGCTGGCGCAAGACCGACAACGGCGTGCCGGGCGGCTGGGGGAACAGATTCAAGAATGCTTTTGAACCTGTGTTCCATTTCTGCCGCCAGCAGCAAATCAAATTCCGGCCGGAGGCGGTCGGGCACGAATCGGAGGACTGCTTCGACTACTCGCCCAACAATCCGAAGTCGACTTCCGGAAGCGGGCTGCTGGGCACGGGACCGCGCGGCGCCGCGGCCGACGGCGGCCCAAATCAGGATGCCTGGCGCAGGAGCCACAACAGCCTGAGTGCCGCCACCAATCCGGAAGGCCGGCATACCGGCATCGCGCGCCCCAGCAACGTGGTCGAGGTGAAGTCGGAGTCTTCGCAGGGCACGCACTCCGCGCCGTTCCCCCGCGCGCTGGTGGAGTTCTTCCTGAAGGCGTACAGCGATCCTGGCGACGTGGTGTACGACCCGTTCATGGGGAGCGGAACCACGATGGCGGCCGCGCATGTACTTGGCCGCGCCGGGTACGGCTGCGAGATAAGCCCTGCTTATTGTGACGTGATCGTGCGCCGGATGATCAACCTGGGCGCCGGCACACCAATGCTCGGTGCTACTGGCGACATGTTCACCGCCGTTGCGGCGGCGCGCGGCGTGGACATCGACCAGGCGATGAATCCCAAGCAGCAGGACTCGCGCGCCATCAAGCACCACGGGCCGAACCCGTGCTATGGGCGGCGCACCGGCCAGCCCGCCGAGGCGCAGCCATGCCAATGACAATCGCGGCCATCGTCGAGCGCTTCCGCGGCCTGCTGGTGGAGTCTTGGCCGATTGCCCGTCTGCTGCCCTACATCCGGAACGCGAGAACGCATTCGCCCGAGCAACTCGCGCAGGTGGCAGCCTCGATCCGGCAATTCGGCTGGACGAATCCTATCCTGGTCGGCGCGGACGGCGTGGTGATCGCCGGCCATGCCCGACTCATGGCTGCGCGTCAGCTTGGGTTCACCGAGGTCCCGGTGATCGTGCTCAAGCACCTGTCCGAGACGGATCGCCGCGCCTACGTGCTGGCCGACAACAAGCTGGCCGAAAACGCCGGGTGGGACGAGGCGATGCTCCAGGTTGAGTTGCAGGCGCTGGCGGAAGAGGACTACAACCTCTCGCTGCTGGGGTTCTCGGACGAGGAGCTGCAGTCGGCACTGGCCGGCCCCGAGGAGACGAACGAAGGGCTGACCGACGAGGATGCGGTCCCGCCAGAGCAGGAGAGGATCGTCACGGTCGCCGGCGACGTGTGGATCATGGGCAACCACCGATTGCTCTGTGGCGACTCGACCCAGATGGACGCCGTCGAGAAGGTGCTGGCCGGCGGCCTGGCCGACATGGTCTTCACCGATCCGCCCTACAACGTGAACTACGGCGCGACGATGAAAGACACCCTCCGCGGCACTCATCGCCCGATTGCCAACGATAACCTGGGCGCCGGCTTCGAACAGTTCCTGTGCGCCGTCTGCGTGAACATGCTGGCGGTTACCAAAGGCGGGATCTACGTGTGCATGTCGTCCTCGATGCTGCACACGCTCTACCGGGTGTTCACCGAGGCCGGCGGCCACTGGTCCACGTTCCTTATCTGGGCGAAGAACACGTTCACCATGGGGCGCGCGGATTACCAACGCCAGTACGAGCCGATCCTGTACGGCTGGAAGGAAGGCCTGGACCACTTCTGGTGCGGCGCACGCAATCAGGGCGACGTCTGGTTCATC